ATTTAGGACTTGCGTGGCATTATAGAGCTTGTGTTGGGCATTGGGCAATTAAAAGTGTCAGAGTTTTCTATAAAAAATTATAAGATTGAGGGTAAATGAAAAATAATGAAAAAATTTCTCTTGTTGTTCTAGCATTAATTGTTGGATTTGTAGTTTCTAGTGAAATGCGTTTATTTAAACCTACAAATTATCTTGAATGCAAAACTAATAAGGGAACGTTCTATCTAAAAATTATTCAAAGAACATATACTGCTGAAGAATACCCTAATAGCAAATATAAGGAGGATGAGATCATTAAAAGTTTTAATGTAGATTTTAAAAAAAATTATATTATGCTTGATGATGATATGCAGTGGGATCCACCACCAGGCTATTCTAAAACTGATAGTGTTTTTCCTATACATAGAAAAACTCTTAAAATTTACGATCCAATTAAAAAAATAAACCTAGGACAATGCAAATCAGGAGAGAATAAGATTTAATGCTTGGCTTATTCAAAACTAAATTAAATCCAACTGACCATTTAGCTATTATTAATTATCTAATAATTGAAGAAGCAGAACAGCAATGGAACTATCACGCTGTAGAAAATAACTTCGATAAAAAAGCTTTCAGAAGTGCCTCTTTTGCAAAAGGTGTAGTGAATATGTTTGTCACTAAAATTCTTAAAATGAAAGCTGATGATAAAATTCTAATGGCTGTTGTAGATTTAGGTCATAGAAGATGTCAGGAATATATTGTTGAATATGCAGAAAAAAAGAAATTTATAAAAAAGATACCTGATGAAAAGTTATTGTTTAATTACTTTTCAATAGAATTTTATTTCGATCATATATCAAAAAAACATTCTGATCTTAAAGGTATGAATGAATTGCTTATGATTGAGGGAAAAGATTCAATTGATTTCAATTATAGAAAACAGGCATATGAATTGATCGCCGAAACTAATAGAGAAATGCAATTAGTTGTAAAAACTATGTTTGATAGATTTACAAAAAGTAAAACTGACGCTGTGATAGATAAATATAAAAAAAAATGGAACAAGCTAAAAGAAGAAGATCGAAAAAGCTGGATCAAGAATATTAGAGATATAATTATGGATACAATAGAAGATAGAAATCCAAATAACCTTTTAGACTAGATGGATAAAGATATAAATTTTCACCCAAATAATTTCTTCGATAATTTAGAAAACACAAAAACTATTCTCTACAACACTGTTATTGAAAGACAGATAAAATCTTTGAATGAAAAGAAGTTATTACAAGCTATGCAATTTGAAATATCTCAATTCCCAAAAGACTCACAAATGGATACTCAACACACAATGTATTTGGGTGGATATGAAACTTGGCTTTATGACAATGAATTCTGGAAAGAGACAAGTGTATTTGATGCATTTGAATTTTTTATGAGAATGGCAAGATCAAATACTTACTATTTCAAAAAATTTCATAAAGAAAATCCAACAAGTAAGACTTCACAAAAAAGGAAAAATGAATGTTTTTCACTTTATCAATTAACTACGGTTTGGTTTTCTTGGCACGCCATTAGAGATAGAAGCATAAGAAAATCTATGGGTATTAAAAAGAATATATTTGGATAATAAACCTGGCCTCAAGAATTTGATATGAGCGTATCTTTGAGACCAGGCGATATTACTAATGGAGCATATTATATCAGATCAGGAATCTCGGCCAAAGGAAATTCAGGTTAGGCGAAACATAGGAATTCAACAGGATTAAACGTAACATTTGGCAGCCTCTTGATCGACTCCAAAACTTTTTCAAACGTTGCTATGAGTCATTTATTTCAAGGTTTGTTTATTTTTATCAGGTTAAAGACTTACCTTGAATCCGATTTAATAGTCTAGGCTAGGTAAAAAAAATAATCGTTGTTTAATAGGAGCTGCCTAACCTACTAACCTAAATAAGCTAATTGATAAAACTACTGTGTGATGAAACAGAAAATAAAAATAAAAAAATTCAGCTCATCATTCAAGAGCTGCCCAGGTTAGCAGCATAGTCAAGTTGATGTTACCCTATTAAATATTTTAAATAAGTATTGTTATAATTAACTAATAGCATTTTGGGGTGGGTGACATTGGGTAACATTACTTGCTAATATTTGCTAACATTTAATCTTCTTTTTCTATCAGTTCAAAGAAGTGATCTAGCGTTATTACTGCTAAAGGTTTTTGTTTATTCATCTTTATAACCAACAATGGTGTTCTATGATTATGACCATTTGATTGTTTGAATTTTTTATAGATCCCTCGGTATTGTTCAGTGTTGGTACATTCTGTTGAATATGGGAATACTCTTTTAGCCGTTATTGTTAGCAGCTTTATATCCTCTCCATTCTCCCCTACTGTTGAAGTTCTTACATCATCTGGAGCTAATCTAAATGTTTTAACTATCCGATCTTTAACTAAATTCTGTAGATACCTTGCTTTGTTTTGTCTGCTTTTATTTTTCATATTAATAGTTTCCAGAGTAAGTGTGCTCTGCGTTAGTATTAATAGGTTTATAATATTCATCTGCTATTTGTTGTGGGTCTAGGTGCATTAATTCATCTAGTTTGTTCAACAGATAAAGAGTTGGTTTTTTGTTTAGATATACTTTTTTATGAACGTAGTTAGGCTTATTTATATTATCTGGCATAAAATCCTCTGCCTTTATGTTCCTATCTTTAATTCTGCATTGACCAAGATTTCTAGCTCCAATTTGTTCTAAAGCATTTGAAACATCGTTAATTCTAGCTCTACCAAGTAAGTGATTATTCTTTAACCAATCAAATAGTTCCGTAGATCCAATCACGTCAATTTCTTTGCCGTCTCCTGTAATAAATGGACTTTGTTTCTCCTCAAATCTTTTTCTAATTATTGCAGTTAATGGGTGTTCACCAGCCGTTGACATTTGACCAAGGAAAGGTGTTTTTGGTGCAATAGCGTTTGGATCAAATTTAGGTGAGATTTCTCTGTTTAATAATTCATAAAGGATCGCTCTAGCTCCCCCGTCATCCAACCATTTGTGGATCTTTGTATAAAACTCCTGGTTAGCTCTTGGACGTTCAGTAATATAAACCCAATATCTAACTTCGTTTGGTTTTAATGCTAAAGCATTTTTATTATTAGAAAATAAAATATAGTTCGCACAAGTTTTAACAATTCTATAATCTTTGTATAACTCTCTGCTGCTAACTTCTTTTTCTGTAATTATTCTTTTAAGATCATTTAATAATGATCTCCCCTCTGAAAAATCTCCAACCGATTGCATTTCATCAATCAAAACCATTTGAGCTTTTTGAGTGTAGCCTTTTGATTTATCTAAAGCCTGGCTAACATCTATTGCTAAAGAGTTAGCTCCGTATATTTCTCCAATCATTCTCCAGAGAGTCCCTTTTCCGAATTGATATGAAGTACTAACAATGATTAATGCGTGTCTAATCTTTGCACCAGGGTTTTTTAGAGGATAAGAAACATAATCTAAAAAGTGATTAATATAATCTTTATCATTATTGAAAACGTGATTTAAAAGTTCATACAATAAGCTCACGTCTCCTTTTTCAGCCACAAGGTTGTGTGGTTGATAAGAATTTAAGTATTTGTTTCCGTCTACTTCAATAATTGGTTTGTCCTTATCGTATTGTTTCGGATCATATAACCAATTTTCTACTACTAGTCCGTGTGGGTGTTTCTGCAAAAATGTTGCTGCACTTTCATTCTTACCGAAGTAAATCCCATAAGTGTGATTGATTGCTGCCTTTGGATAATCATTTTTAGTTTGCATATCATAAAAACGATCTGTTTCTTTTAGATAAACAACGTTCTTTACAATCTTCTCTTTTGCAATTCCTGGATCATCTATTCCTAATTTAACTCTAGCTCTATCTAATTTAGATCTAAAATAATCAGGAGTTGTTCCTGTATTTTCTAAATCTAACTTTAAACAAGACTCCATAATAGCTTGATCTGATTGAGTTCTGCTACCAACCATTTTCCCAATGGCTAAAGTGACTAGATCATCAAAATAGCTGCTCTCATCATCAAGGCTCATTTTTTCCTTTTTAATTTTGGCTAGGATTTCTTTTGCAGTTAATTTTTTTATTTCTGGATCATTCATTGACCCAAGATCAAAATTATCTGGTATCTCTTCTATTGGATTAACTATGTCATCTGCATAAAATTTCTTAAATACATCTTCCTCTAGTTCATTTTCTTCAAGTCTTTTAATAAAGATCTCTGGTTTAATTTGAATAATACTATTGTCTCTAATGATAATTCCAGTTGAAGTTAATCGGTTTTCTGAATTAAAGTAGTTTCTATATGGAAGTTTAATTCCATTACCAATTTGACCTTCTTTAATTTCAGTTTGTTTTGGGAATACTTCTGGAATAGTTTTTAAATGTGGTAGTTTAGCTGCTACCGATAAGAGATAGTTTCTCATTCCTTTAGCTAAAATTTTTTTATTTGATTGGCAGTATAAATGAAGTCCTTTACTCTCTGACCAGGCTGCAACTAATTTATATTCTTCTGCAGCGTTTATAATTTCTATCTGCTGATCTAAAGTTAAATCATAGATATCAATATCTATTGCACCCCAGAAACATTTATCCTTATCAATTATTGGAATTGGTACTAGACCAACTTCTGTTTTTAAATGATTGCTATAATTTTGATAAGTAAGCTCATTAAAAATTCTTTTGTAATCAAATTTTCTTTTACCTACTAATGGCTGCTCTTTTTTTAAGCTAGCCTGACTTCCGTTTAATGCGAAAAATCTTTCTTTGAATTGTTCTATAACTTCTGTTTGTTCCATATAGTAATATCCTTTGGTTTAGTTTGCTCTTGCTCAAGATTTTTATTTGATAAAATTTCTATAGTTTGTGGGACAGATAATTTAGTTCCTTTGACTATTGTTACTGATAGATCTCTCAACTTCTCTCGTAGATCTTTTTTTATTGCGATTGATGTATATTTATTGTTCATTTAGTTGTCCGTGCTTTCTGTTTTAAAATGTTCTGATAGTTTTTTTTGAACCTGGGCACTTCTTATTTCGTCTACTTCTTTTTCTTTTTCGATTTTTCCCATATCAAATTGGAGTTTTGATAAGTCCCATAATAGATCTGTATTTTGTTTGTTTAGCTCATCTATTTCACGTTGTTTGATATCAATTACGTTGTTTAATCTTTCAATTTTAGCTCTGTCCTCTTTCATAAATCTTGCTAGATCAATCGAGTGTGAGATATGCTTTTCTACAACTGTGTGATGTTTGATATTAGCTTTCATAGATAGTTTTGATATCTCTCTTAAATGTTTGATCATCAATGCTCTGTCTTGCTCTGAAATTTTAGACATATCTTTTTTTTCCTGGATTAATGAGACCTCCAAGACCACTATTTAGATCTTTAAGTTTATTTTCTTTGTGTTCTCTCAACATCTGATTGAAATTATTTTCAGCAGCTATTTCTTCTGGTGTTCTTATTATTGGTGCAGCTCTTTGAACCTCCACTCTTGGTATTTCAACAGGAATAGGAGCAACATTTTTTACTTTAACAAATGGTTTAGGTTTTTTAAATCTGGCTTCAAGGTCTTTTAATTTAGTAGGTGCAGCTCCTGTCATCTGTCTATTACGCTCAAGTCTCTCTGCTAATTTTCCAACTTGTTCTGGAGTTGCTAAAGGTACTTCTGATCTATCTTTTGTATCCATTAAATATCTGATCTCATCGCTATCAAGACTTCTGGACTTCATTTCTTCAATCAGCATATTTCTTAAAAGATCTGGTTGTTTTTTTTTAGGTTTAGGACTGCTGCCAATTTTTCTATTAGGGTCTGTCATATATTTTAAAGTTTCATCTGATTTTTGATCATTCCAATTCTCTCCTGGTCTAACTTCAAATCCGTTTTTATCTCTATAAGTTTTCATTAATCTTTTTTTCCAAAGGTCAGTTTTAATAATGTGTTAACTGCGTCTCTTTCCTTGTCACTTAAAGAGCTTAAAGTTCTGTCTGGTGTGAACATAGACGCTAGATCTAGTTCTTTAATTTTTATATCTTTTTCTTTTCTATATTTATTTAGATCTACAACTTTTCCACCTGACTCAAGGCTGATCCTACGTATTGCATTGATATAATCTTCTTCTGTCTTACCTGGATTTTCCTTTAGATATTTCTCCAGAGCCATTTCGTATTTCATATCCATAAAGTCGGATAATTCTTTTTCTTCGGCTGCACTTTCAGAGGCTAGTTTAATTAGCTGCTCTTTTTCTGATAGATCACCTTTTCCAGGCATTTCTTTTTCAATACTATTTATCATTTTGTCTCCTAACTATTGCGATCGCTAACTTTTGATCTTGATGTTCATAATCATATTTAGGAGTTGTTTCGTTCTCATATTTGATAAGACAATCCAGAAACTTTTGTCCGTCCCATAAAACTAATTTTCCAACTTTAACTTTACCCATTTCTGCCAGGCTAACTCCGTTGATGATCCACTTATTTATAAAACGATAGAATTGAGCTTTAGAGATACTCATATTGTTATAAAGCTCACTTGCTTTAACGAGTGTTTTCTCTGAATTAAATCTAACGTTCATTCGCTAGATCTATGACTTTCTATAAATTTTTATAGGTTCAGGTATTATCTACTTTTTAAGGTAGTTAACAATTCTAGGATACTTTTTGAAGAGATCTCTATTAGCTATCTGCATAATGCCAGAAGTTCGTAATTTAATCCATTTGCTAATATGTTTTTTATAAAAGTTTGTGTGTGTTTGGTGGTCAAATCTCAATCGATCAATATAGTCATTAGTCATAACTGATCTTTTATTACCGTGAAATTTTTTAATTACTTCAGGAAAATGTTTTAGTTCGGTGATCTTTCTCCAAGCTCTCATTGGAGCTATGTTGTATCTATTAACGTATTGAACAACCTTTATAAAAATTGCTACTTCAATATCTTCAGAGATTTTTGGCTGCCCTGGTTTTCTGCTCATATCAAAGAGCAGTTATATATTATTTCTGATTTGCTTTAAAACACTTTACACAAATGGGGCCAGATCTTTGACCCAATGTTATAGTTCCAATTATCTTTTGTGAAGACTCACAGTTAATACAGAAATCTTTTATTGGTGACAGATCCATTGGGCTGAAAGCCTTATAAGGATCAAACACCTCTGGATCATTATTCGTTTGATACTTTTGCGAAGTCAACAACGTTTGCGACTTTGTTTGCATATTCTCTCCTCTGCTGTGTTGTGTGTTTATCGTAATGAATATCAAGCGTTGAGTCTTGTTCGTGTCCCGATAAAACTCGTGCTTTCGAAGTTGTTCCAAGTTCTAATTTGTAAATAGAAATAACAGTTGTTCTAATCATTGTTGGTGATCCGAATATTCCTGTATCTTTTCTAATGCTATTCCAAATACCTCTAATATTTTTTATTCTACATTGATCAGATCTGACATATTTATCTTCGTGCAGCCTTTTTGAATTAATCCTGGTTGTAGGAAACATCCAATCAACAAATCTATATTTTTGATATTCACCTTTTAATTTTTCTTTGAGCATATCAATAACTCTTTTAACGGGTGGAGTAATATCTATATATTCAACTTTTCTAGACTTGGTTATACTCGCAGGCAATGTGATTAATGTTTCATCTTTATTAACCATTGACCAACGGAATTTACACGTCTCCTCTGTTCTTCTAGCCGTTACAGTTTTCATTAAACAAGCTTCGGCCTGGAAAGGATAAATATCTTTTTTCTCAACGCATTTAATTTGAATTGATTTAAACTCTTGATCAGTAAATCTTAAATCTTTGTATTTAGATCCAGGAGCATTAGCCACTTCTGGTCTTTTAAATTTTACTTTTAGAGTAGGATTGCTTGGAAGATCATCACCGAGATAACCTTTATCAGCAGCAAAAGACCACAGACATTTGAAAGCCTCAAGGAAGTTCTTTTTAGTTCCAAAACCTTTTTCATTTCTTTCAATAAATCTCTTCATTAAACCTGGAGTTAAATTATCTATTTTTTCTGCTCCAAGAACATCATCATAAACAGATATCTCTCCATTAGGATTAAACTTTTCATCTTTAATCAAACCTTTTCCGTGAGGAAATTTACTAAATAGATCTTTCCAATCTTCGGGTTTAACTGTTCGTTTATGATAGTTTGCTTTAAATCTTATTAACCCGTGGCCATTATAATCTTCTGTAAATATTAAATGATGAGTTCTCCAATTATAACCAATCAACACCTTGCAAGCTGATTGAATACTACTAGCTGATAATCGACCCTCTCTTTTGGATCGGGGAAAGTTTGCCTTGCATAATCTTTCAATAACTTCTCTGATTGATAACTTTAAACTCTCCTCAACATTGGCTTTCTTTTCATCATCATTAGCAGCGTTCAATGTGAGACGTGGATTTTTAATCCAATGACCTTTAGGGTTTGTGTGATCTCTAACTAATTCAAACAATTTCTCCTGGCATTGTTTGACGCCGAACCTAGCCTCTTCAAACTTACCTAACGATATATCAATACATCTGTTATCCAACCAAATACGCAATTCAAATATTTTAGATTTAGTTTTTTGATATTGAACCAATCTCAATCCTTTTAAAAAGGACTTTCCTGAACCCGTATCAAATGGTGTTGCAACTTTTCTTAAAGTTTTACCTTTGTCATTTATGAAATTAGATGTGAAGTTGCTAATTGCATAGTCGGTAAATTTTAATTTAAACTTGACCCTAGTTTTAACTATCTCGTTAGACCCTAGTTCAAACCCTAGTTTTGTGTGTGTGTTTTTTTCTGTCATAGTCTTCTTTCTAACCGAACAAATTAATCTTTAAAGTAAGACCAAGATTTCAGAGACTATGTGAGACTACCAGAGACTAACTAGATTGTGAATCCGTTGCGTTTTAAGTCCTTTGTGTCTACCAATTTCACCACGAGGGCATAGTGTAAAAAGTCTTGGAATTGCATTGTTATTTATATGTGTATCACAAAAGACTCAACTGAAAAATATTATTTATCTAACCAGACCCTAGAGAGACCCTAGAATAATATAATTTAGATCAGTAAGAACAACGAAAACAGAAACGAGCTGCGTTAAATTTTGAAAACAAAAAACATAGATTTTATTGTGTTTATGACTCTAAAATTAAATACCGATAGTTGTTGCTTTGTTCACATCTAAAAGACTCGTCAATGCTGTTGCATTGACTCGTCTGGATCCACCAAGAGGGATCCTAAACAAATCTCAATATACATTGATCTATGAAAGCCCTATCACCCTTTTTCAGAAAGGGACTCAAATAGTTTATCTCTTTAGGTTTGATCTATAGATCCATAGTCTGTGAAAACTTATTCATACTAGAAAAATATTATAAAATTTTTTTTCAAATTTTTTTCTTACCTAAAAAATCAGGCCATCCTTTCCACTGATCTTTATATGTTCTAGCAGGTGCACTTGGAAAATTATTTGGTCTTTTTCCACTTCTATTGAAAATTCTAAACTCTGTTTCAGTTTTAATATTCTTTTTTTTTACAAAATTTTTTGCCTCCTCAAAATTAATTAAAGGCACAACACCTAGCCAATCCTCAATATTTTTCCAGCCATTATCTTTATAGGCGTAGTTAGGTGCAGCAGGTATCCTGCTAGGTTTTTTTCCTGATTTACAATACTTGGTCCAATCATTCCAATTTTTTATCTTTAATTTATGAACAAATTTAATAGCTTCTTTATACTCAAGAAAATTTTCTCTTAAAAAACCTGTTCCTATAAATGGTCCCCATCCTTCCCATTTATTTTTGTAATAATCATTTGGCGTAAGAGGAATTTTTTTTGCTAATACTTTGTTTTTCTTTAAAAGTTTTTTAAAATCAGCCCTAGATTTAAGTTTAAATTTTTTTAATTCTAATTTTGATTGTTCGTATGAATGGTACTTTATTTCTTTATAATTCTTATCTAAAAAGAAGCTCCATCCTCTCCATAAATTTTTATAGTGATCATTGGGTGCTAAAGGAATATTTTTTGGAGGTTTATTTTTTTTAAAATATCTTATCCATTCTATGTGACTCTTTACTTTTATACTAATTGCAAAGTTTTGTGCCTCTTCATATGATACAAATTTTCTGTATTGAGGGGCAATATTACCAGTCCCTAAAAAAACTCCCCAAGACTCAAAATCATTGTAATATATATGTGGTGCTACTGGTATATCTCGAGGAAATGTTTTGTTTAATTTTTTCCATTCTGATGAACTTTTAAGATTTAAACTTAAAGCAAATTTTTTTGCTTCCTCATAAGGTCTGAAATTTGATCTTGCTACTTTATCCCAAACATTTAATTTAATAGCTTTGTCAAATTCCTCTGCTTCTATTTTAAATAAACTGTTAGCTGATGTGATTTCATTTATAGGAGAGCCGCCACTAGGTTTTTTCCCCTCCGAAATTGCTCTTAAATATTCAACAATTCTTGTATCTGTTGTGGCTAATGCTCTGACAGTTATTGCAACGTCATTAAACCCCTGTTCTTCTGCAGCCTCATTAAAATCAGCTCCTGCAGGAATAAATATTGGGATTAAAATATAACCAAACTTTTTACCTTTTGATAAACGAAGTGCACGACCTGCTGCTTGAACTATATCAACCTTTGATCTTTTAGGATCAGTAAAACACACACAATCAATTGCAGGTAAATCAACACCCTCTGTTAAACATCTAGCATTAGTCATTAAACCTTTACCTTTTGCAAATTCTCGCATTTGAGATGCTCTATCAGAAGTTGGCATATCTCCTGCTACGTGGAAAGATTTTAATTTTCCATATTCAGGATAAATTTTTGTAATTAAATCTTGCTGTGTTCTAAAATTATCTGCTCTTCTAATAGATCTATGAAACGAAATAGCATTATTAATTTTAAATTTCTTTATTGCCTTTCTTAAAGCAAGTGCTGTTGCAAGCTCTCTTGCTGTTATGTCTTTTAAAACCTTTTTAACTTCTAAATATTTATTTGAATTATAGATCTCTTCAATTTCAGGAACCGTTATTCCAAATGTAATAATTTTATAATCAGAAATAATAGGTGGTTTAGAATTAATTGCCTCTTTAAAACTCAATTCATAAATAAGATCTCCATAATCTCTAGGATCATCCATAGACATAAACTCATCACTATCTCCTCTGAATAATCTCTCTGTTGCAGTCATAGAAATTCTTTTTTTTATCTTCACATTTTTTTGATGAAGTAGATGAGCCATTTCTTTGGTTTTAGAGCCAACAGTTTTGTGAGCTTCATCCATTATCCCTAGATCATAAGTAAATCCTCTTGATCCTTTAGATGTTGCTTTCCCAGATTGATAAGTTGTGAATAATACTTTGATCTTTGAAGTTTTTTTCTTCAAAAATTGTTTAATTAACTTTGGATCAGTATCCACTTTAATTCCAAGATCTGACGTATCAGTCACATAGTCATCCTGGTCATCTTTAACAGTTCCATCACTACAGACACAAAACCATTCAGGTTCAATTCCATTAATTAAAAACTCTCTAGTCCAAACCTTTAATGTTTGTTGAAGTAGAGCTAAACTTGGCACTGCAACAAGTATTGATTTAACTCCCATTTTCTTTGCAATCCAAAATGCAGTTAAACTCTTACCTGTTCCACAAGGCATAATGATCTTACCTCTTTCATTAGACTTAAAGTGATCTATGGTTTTTTTAATAGCTGCTACTTGGTGAGGTCTTGGTTTTAAAACAATAGGCTTATATTTCTTTCCAACACATTTAGCTTTTATTTGATCAAATAAATCCCCATCATCTAATCCAAGCCAAGTTTCTAATAATTCAAATCCAATTGATTTTAGTAACTTTATTTTTTTGGGTGGTTTGTTAACTGTCGCACAAACAATCCCGTGCGTGATATTTTTACAATGTGTAAAAGCAAGATTGTTAAATGTAGATAGATCTTCTTTAATGGTTAATGTTTCATTTGAATTAGATCTGTATTTACATTGAATAGCCCAATATTCTTTGTCATTAGTCTCTGCAATTAAATCTATACCCTCGTCTGTATCTGGTAAGTTTAGTTTTTTTCTTAAACTACTAGGCACCTCTTTTTCTAAATAAACTTTCTTCAATTTAGATTTGTATTGAGGGGCTATTTCAAGGTACAGCTTTGTTAAATACTCAAAGATATCTCCTGCAAATTTTGATCTATTAGATTTTGTAAAGCTTTCTAAAGTTTTATTTAGATCTTTCCAAGAACCTGCATTTTGAATAATCTTTGTGATATTCATTTTTTTATAACATTTCCTTAAACTCTAATTTAATTTCAGGTTCATATGCTAAAACTTTAGCTTTATAAACCCCCTGGTAATGTTTCTTCTCGTGAGGATGTTTATTTTTATCTTTTGCTTCAGCAAGTACTACAGGAATATCCTTATCAATTCTTTCTTTGAAAAAATTTCTAAAGTGTTTTCTTTTGGACTCTGTTCCCAATAAACTCATCCACCCTGTCTCTAAAATGTGAGTTTTGCCATTATATTCATAGCTCCACATTATAGGTAAATGCTCTTCAAAACCTGGTGCTGTTGCAAACCAAGATCCTCTCATTCCTTTTATGTTTTTAGGATTAGTTTTAATACTCATAATTTAATTTAACACACTGTGCCCTCTATTGATTAGACATTTTTTATAAAGAACTTGATATCGGCTTTCCATTGTTGGGCTCAACATCCAAGAACTAATATTTCTAACAACACTAGTATTTTCTTTAGCTACTTGCTTACAATGTTGTATATCATTTGTTATTTGATCAGCTTTAGTTTCATTAAACGTTCCTGATCTGCCCGCCGTATCAATTACAGGCTTATAAGTGCAAGCTTGTAATAGCAGCATTAGTATTATTAACTTTTTCATATTTTCTCCTTTTTCAGTAAAGCTACTAAAATTAGATGAGGGGTTTTAATGAAATAAAAATTAGATTTTTCACTAAAAAAAACCCCTGGAGGAGAGAGATCAACCAGGGGTAATTTTTAAGATATGAATAATCAAGGTATAAATGAGTTAATTATGAAGATATAATGAAATAGAATATTTATTTTTCATTGAGTAAAATAAGGGCTTTATGACTGTAGTAAGAGATTTTGGAACCATTGAACAAGCTTTAGCTCATAGTTTGAAAAGCTTGAAAGAAGAAGAGGTAAAAGCTGCAACAGGAAAAAGTTTATCACACTTTAGAAAATGTTCAGATAGCTCAAACAAAGACAATGTTCTTCATTTAGAGGACGCAATTAAATTAGACATTATTCTTGATAGACAAAATGAGGGAACACCTTTACTCAATACCTTTCTTCACGTAATTGAAAAAAAAAGAAGTGAAAGCAATATACAGAGTTCAATTGAACAAAGTATAATGCAAATAGTTTCAAGAATAGGAAATTTAACAGACGTTACGGAGAAAGCATTAGATCCAGATAGTCCTGGTGGTACGTCTTTAAACGCTCAAGAAAAAGACAAGATATATAAAGCTTTAAAAGAAGTAGAGGCTAGAATTGCATCACTTAAAAAAAGTATAGATTAATGGATAAGAATAAGAAAGAAAGAATAACTGGTCTAGTAGTCGGTCTCATAGGTCTAATTATTTTATGGTGGTTTAGATTTGATAGATGGGAATTTGCAGATACTTACAAAGCACTCTTTACTCCAATGGGAGAATTAATATATGGCATAACTAAAAATATGATGTCTGATGTTATTTCTGCAGAAAGAAATAGAGCAGAAAATTTTTGGTATATTACTCAATTA